GTGTTATAGTTGATGATGGTTTAGCAAATAGTATCCCTAATGCTATGCATATAGCTAAAGTTGCTGGAAGAATGTGTCTAACTGATATTAAAGAAATTAAATCAACAGTTAAAGTAAATGATAATATTTATTCGACTACAATGAACCCCTTAAGTTTTACTTTTGGTGATTATAGTTTAACTGATATAGCTGGTACACATTATATGCATCCTGCAGGTTATTTAGCACGTTTGTTTAGATTTTGGAGAGGAGGAATAAAAATACATTTTTCCTTTGTTTGTTCAGCTTTTCATTCTATGCGTATACGTTTTAGTTATGCACCGTATATAAATGTTAGTTATTTAACACCTAATGCAGGAACATCAAGTTATAACGTGAATCAAATATGGGATATAAATAATCAAACTGATTATTCATTACGTATACCTTACATGCAATGGGCAGACTGGTGTGCTACTGGAAATGATATGGGGAAAATATTTTTAACTGCAATGACAGCTTTATCGTCCACTAAAGATACACCATCACCTATGTATTTGCAAGTATGGATGGGTATGGATGATGATTTTCAATTGGCTTATCCTATTATACGTAATCCAGGAGCTGAGGTGTATGCAGGTATTAAAATGTCTAATCCAGATATAGGTACATGGGCCACAACAACACGTCAAGATTAAATAGAAGAAGCTGAGCTTGTAGCACAAAGTAATGAACTTTTTGCACAAAGTAATGAAACTAATATTTTAACATCGGGCAATCCGTTGTTAAATTATAGAAGTATGCAATTTCCGGCTATGTCAAGTGATGGTTTAGAATCATTAGTATATCCAGCGATTGGAGGTATAGAAACTAAACATAAAAATTGTCGCGCCGTACAATCGTATGAAATAGCTAGTGTTAAAGAATTATGTAATATGTTAACACCTGTTGAACGTAGTGTTGCTTATACAACTGTAGACCCGAAAACTAGTGCTAGTTTTGCTAATACAGGTAGAAAGTTGACACCGTTTGCTTGGATGGATAAAGGTGCTAATGATATGATATGGTACAATTATATGTATCAAATAATGGCAATATTTCGATATGCCGAGGTTCTGTGCG